CGATGGATCTGGAAATGCAGGTGATTCTGCAGGTATTGATATTGAATTTCGTAAGGTGGGCAGCCAGCCGACAGAGTATACCTGGTCAGCAGAGTAAGGAGGCAGCATGAAGGTTTACGGTAAGACGATTGATTTTAAACATACACGCTTGGAGGATGCCAAGCGATTTGAGAAAGCTGTCAGCAACATGGCCGATGCTAATGAAAAATATAAAAAGACAGGACATTCAATGTCCGAGTTTATCCGGTGGCAAATCGGTGTGTACCGTAAATTTTTCATTGATGCAACCAAGACTGACGTGCTGAAAGGCTGCAAGGATGTTCAGGAAGCTGAGAAAGCCTACTATGATTTTCTCGATCAGATTAAAGCAGAACAGGCACTGGATATCGTGCGAAGAACCTGCAAGGCAAAGAAGTATGAAAAACTGGTAGAGGCGGTGAAAAAGCATGAACTGGCTCCTGGAACAGCTACCTGACAAGGTATTAGTAGATGGCACGGAATATCCGGTAGATTCAGATTTCCGTGCCATCCTTTTAATTGATCAGATAATGCATGATAAAGAATTAAGTGATACCCAGCGTGTCATGTCAGCATTGACAATCTTTTATGGCGACAATCCACCAAAACAGACCACACAGGCAATCGAAAAGCTTGTGTGGTTTTTTCGTTGTGGAAAAGAACAGAGTGAGCAGGAAGAACGCAGAGGACGTTTTCGAAGACATACCAGAGCAATTGATTATTGCGTAGACAGCCGATTGATTTGGAGTGCTTTCTTGCAGGTATACCAGATTAATTTGACACAGCAAATGTCAATACACTGGTGGAAGTTCTGTGCACTTATGGAGAACCTTCCAGATACTTGTAAACTCAGCAAGGTGATGATGTATCGAACTGTAGATACATCTGGCATGTCAAAGCAACAGAAATCCTTTTATGCGAAGATGAGAAAGAAATATGAGATAAAAGGTGAGGAAACAGGCATAACCTTGAAACTTTCAGAGCGCAATCGTCGAATGAAAGAATATGTAAAGCAGCGCATGAAGGAGGTGAGAGAGCTTGGCTGATGGAAAAGTAAAAATTGAAACCAGCGTGGACCAAAAAGGGATTGAGGTTGGTCTTCAGGAGTCGGAAAGAAAAATAAACGACTTTGGAAAAAACGCTCAAAACGAAGCCAAACAGGTAGACAAGAGTTTGTCGTCAATGGGCCAGAATGTGGGAACTGAGCTTGGGACGGGAATGGATCATGCGCAGGATGTCATGGAGCAGGGGGCAGATCAGATCACCAATGCGGTGGAAGAAGTCGATCAATCTCTGGAAGAAATGGGAGAGGGTGTCAGTGAAGCACCAATCGCAGAAAATCTTCAAACTGTTTCGGAATCTGTGGATGAGAGTGCAAATCAAATCGTAGATTCTATTCAGGACATTGAAGAGGCGACAGATCAGGTTGGAGTCAATGCAGATACGTCAGGGCTTAGTGAAAGCTTTCGAGAAGCAGAGACAGAGATTGATTCAAGTTGTACCGGCATTGATGCAGCAGTCAGCAAGGCAGGACAAACAATCGCCACCTTTGTGAGTGCGGCTGCGATTGCGTCAGCAGTAAAACAAGCAACTCAGTATGTAGTTGAGGTCGGAAGTGCATTTGAAGCTTCTATGTCCGAGGTACAAGCAATCTCTGGAGCAACTGGAGCAGAGCTTGAAAAGATGTCTGCAAAGGCAAAACAGCTCGGATCTACAACCAAGTTCTCCGCAACAGAGGCAAGCCAGGCATTCAAATATATGGCATTGGCTGGTTGGGATACTAACAAGTCAATCAGTGCGGTTGATGGCGTGTTACAATTAGCAGCGGCATCTGGAATGGATTTGGCAGCGGCCTCAGATATGGTTACTGACTATTTGTCTGCTTTTGGTATGGAGGCGAGTCAGGCGACTTATATGGCCGATATGTTGGCATATGCACAGTCTCATTCCAATACGACCGCAGAGCAGCTTGGTGAGGCATATAAGAATTGTGCCGCCAATATGAACGCATCAGGTCAGGACATAGAGACAACAACAGCGATGTTGGAGGCTTTGGCAAATCAGGGATCGAAGAGCTCTGAGGCAGGTACCAAGGTTTCGGCTATTATGCGTGACATTACCGCAAAAATGGATGAAGGAAAAATTGCCATTGGTGATACAACAGTTGCAGTAATGGATGCAAACGGTAATTTCCGTGATATGACAGATATAATCAAAGACGTAGATACCGCAACCCAGGGAATGGGAGATGCAGAAAAAGCGGCAGCTTTAGCATCTACTTTTACTTCAGACTCTATTTCTGGCTTGAACATGATTCTCAACGAAGGCATTGACAAGGTTGCTGGATACGAAGAGGAACTGCGCAACTCCAGCGGTGCTGCATCTGACATGGCTGATACAATGCAGAACAATCTTCAGGGCAAGATCACGGCCGCAGGATCAGCTCTGGAAGGACTTGGAATTGCAGCATATGATTATATTTCGGGTCCTGCTGGTACCGTGGTTGATATGGCGACAGGCATGTTCAAGGGGTTAACGGATTTGATTTCACCTGCAAGATCTGAAATGGAACAGTACATCGATGATATTAATGCCGTTCTTGATACGGTTGACGCATCTTTGGAAACGGCAGAGAAAATCATGGATACGGCGACAGTCGATACCAATAAGTTAGAAGCTTACAAAAAAATACTTTTGGATTTAAATGGAGTTGAAAATAAAAATGAGTATCAAAAATATCAGCTGAAGCGAATTGTTGATGAGTTATCTGATACTATTCCAGAATTAGCTGCTGCGTATGATGAGGAAAAGGGAAGTATTAATTTAACAACTCAAGAAATTGAGAAGCTTATAGCAACGCAGGAAAAACAAGTGATGTTACAGGCAGCTCAAGAAGCGAAAAATGAAGTTTATAAAGAACTTACTAATGCTACATTAGCAGCACAAATGGCACAAGATGGATTGACAGAGGCTCAACAAAAGTGGAATGATATAGCAGGCTCAGCGGCTGTTTCAGCGCCAATTGAAACTTATAATGATTATGTAGCAGTTACCGGTCAGGCGAGTGATTCAGTTGAAAGATTATACAATGAAATGCTTAGCGCGAAAGCTGCATCGGAGAGAGCTGAAGAAGCCAAAAGTAAAGCAGAAAAAACAACGAAAGACTATGAAA